TCTCCGTTCACACACATTGGATACTGTTCTAGAAAGTAGTCCCCGGATGTAAATCCGTGGTCTGCCTTCACCATGTCGAAAGCGACTTTGGTTGCTGCCAAGTTGACGAGGCAGAGAACAGGGAAAGATGTAGGTGAGCCCATCAATTGCCCCCAGGTTTGTTTGTATCCTGGGTCACTCTTCTGATAGTGTAGAGAGTGATTAGTAAGGCATTGATTTAAAACGATCTGATCTTCGACGGGTATGTCCAGTCGCTGTGAGATAGATTCCTGCGCGAGAATAGAAAGCGCAGGGTGCAAAAGATCTGTAGCTGACTCGTAATCTCCGGAGATAAATCTCCCGTTTGCCCACTCAGGGCGAAACAGGGGACTATTTCCAAAGATCTGAGAGAGAAATGCAGCATTGCAGGGCTGTCCAATTAAGGAACAGTTCAGTTGTCGCCGCATTTTGTTGTGAATGATCTTTTGCCATCTTCTAGCGAGGTGGTATTTGTCCGAATCTCCTTTTGTGATAGTCCTAACCTTGAAGGCCTCTAAAAGAGGAACCACTTGGGCAGAGACAGAATCTCCGACCAGCGATTGGGTGTAAGAGAGCTCGTAAGCTTCTCGAACAAGGTCAGGGTCATGCGCCACACGGACTTCAGTCTTCCAATCGCGACCCGGGTAGGAGGCATATCCAAAAAGATAACCTTCTTCCGGCTCGGGGAGATTGTAATTCTCACCGTAATCGGCAAGTATTTGACCGAAGGCCCCACCTTTATGGCGGGGGCCCGCGAAAGCGGCACCCAATGAAGGGATGCGATGAGGGAGTGGACGTTCATACTCATAGAAAGATTCAGTCGTAGAGTTGGTCTCCTTTTTGATCACACGATTTTTAATCTTACCAAAGATCTGATCAGCGCAAAAGGCTATTGCCTCTTGCATCTTATCGTAAATCTCGTCAGAAAGTGGATCTGAGTGCGGTTCGGTGAGGATGGTTTGGTGCTTCGCAAGAGCCTCGTCGACGAATGACTGGTCAACGGGGAGGGAAGCGTTCTTCACCATGTAAAAGTCCTTGCAAAAAGCATAGAACCAGGTTGTTCCTTCCTTTATTGGGCATGACTTGAGAAGTCGCCTGATAGTATTGCCGAAGGAGAAGAAGCAGCTTTTGGGAAGCTTCAACTTTTCGACGAAAGGAGGAACAGGAGGGAGTTCCGTCTGTCCGAGACCCATCGCCCAAAAGCGAGCAGTCACGAATTTAAGGTACTTCTCCATGTAACCATGAACCGCAAGCGCCCACAACCACCCGAGGGCAGTGGAGCGCGGCTCTGTTTCAACCCCGAGGAACAGGTGTTCCCCGTATACAGAGCGTTTGGGACCAAACTCGCCAGCACAGAGGGAAGACGCCCAAGTGACCGTTAAGTCATTATAGGCGATAACCATGTGATGGGCCTTACGAAAGGTGGCGAGTAGAGAGAGTTGGTCGGGAAGAGGTCCGAGGGCCTCACAGGACAGGGCAGATAGATAGCCCTTAAGGATATGGTTGGGAGACCAGTTTAGGTTCTCCGTGACGGAACTTGTTGGCATTAAGCCAAGAAGTCCGTGGATCATATCCAATGTCACTGCGGCAGCTTTTGGAGTAGAGTTGCTGCAGTCTCGATCCTGGGTGTCCATAAGACATCCAAGATTTTTTGACAGTTG